GATAATTTTCTCTAAAACTAAAACACTTAGGCCAGCGTAGTCACAGAGACTTCCAGATTTTATTAAGTTAAAACTTTCTTTCGTCTCCATGAATAACCTTAATTACAGGAAATCGTAAAGAAAATTGTCCATTTTGATTTTGAGACTCTTCAAAATATTGAACTGTTATTGTTTTTCCAATGATTTCTTTTGGATTACTGAAGAAATGTTTTCTTTGATCGATTGTAAATCCGCTGCCTACTCTTACAACGTTGTCTTTATGAATAATAGATATTCCACTTAACATCTCTTCTTCAACTTCTACTCCTTCTTTAATGTATCGAATTGGACCAAAAAAAGTATCTTGCACGATATACTCGTTATCAAAGAAGGTTTTTACCTTTAAGATATCGTTAGACCTCTTGCCTTGATAGGTCGAATCCTTTCTAAGCATTAAACCTTCCCAACCATTTTCAGTAGCTTTGACCGTTAAGGATTCTAGCTCTTCAAAAGATGTAACAGGTGTTTGTACTAACATTGATACTTTCTCTAAATTCTTGAGACTCAAAACATTTCTAAGCGCAATAAGTCTTTGAGAAAAAGTTCCTGTGTTGGATGTACCTCTATTGAAAATTTCGTAAGGAATAAAATCAAAAACTTGAAATAAGCACTTTTGAATAGTATGATCTTTTCTTCCGATTTCTTTCATAATGCTTTGAAAATCTTCGTTACCGTTTTCATCAACAATACAAAGCTCGCCGTCATAAACAACGTTTTTTACTCCCAAAGACTTAATCTCTTCTTCAACAATTGAGAGTGTATGAAATTGTTTGCCGGATCTAGCATAAGACGAAGCATTTCCGTTACTATCAACAAATATTAAACATCTAACTCCATCAAGCTTTCTTGACACAAACCAGTTACTACTTGAGAAATCAACTTTCTTTTTTGTTTTGTCATCATACTTGTTAGCTAGAGCCACATTAAATGTTGGAATCAAACCGGGACATGCTTTGTTGATTAGTTTTGTCGATACTCTAAGCTTGAGATTTCTATCTAATATTAGAGACAACATGTGATCATAGTCTGGATTATCCAGAATGAATCTGTTTGTTTCTTTAATTGCTCTATGGCCTGTAATACGCCTATCATTTAAAGCATTAAGCAGATCAAAAATATTGTCAAATATGTTTTCGTCTGAAATTAGATCTTTTCTTTTGTTTAAAAGCTTGTTAGTTATATTGAACTGAATGAATGGATTATACGTATAATATAACACTTTCCTAATGTTTTTTGAAACATGTCTCATTGTTTCAACTTTATCATTGGTTGAAGTGCTATTATTCATGGTAGTTAAAAAGCTATTAAATTCTTGAATCAAAACAAATTCCAGACATAAATTGTTATGTAATAAAGAGAAAACATAATTGTGGTCATAACAATTGAATTAGTAAAAAACAAAGTGTTATAAACACATGGGTTTGTGTCATAATAATCTTTATTAAATCGAGTGAATGATTTGTAATTATAATAAATCATATATGAACTAATTACACAAAAGAGTGCACATTCAATCATTAAACTCCAAATCAGTTTCAGCTGAAATTGCTAGCGCTTCTAGAAAAAGCCTAGAGTTATATGGTATTCTCTTGTTTGTCCTCTCACATCTTTCATAAACAGCTTCAACTCTTCGAAGTGCGTCTTTTGGTGAAGAAGACTCAAAGACATAGTCAACTACTTTTCTTTCGTAGTCACTCAAACCATTCTTGTCGATTGTAACTCTATAACGATTTGATTTTCTCATTTTTTCCTCTTAATTGGCGTAAAGTCTTGCAGATGCTTTGGCTTTTTCTTGATTAATATATGTGCCTACGTAAGTCCAACCATTGGACCAACGATTTTCTGCCTTATGATAAAGCTTTGTTTTACCGTTTTCTGTAACGAGCTTGAATGTTTCGCCACTATGATTGTATAACATATTTACCTTTTTTATATTTTTATTTCATGTTAATGACAATATCAGATCTGTCATGTGTAAAGTTAAGTTTTTGTCCAGGAACAATGATCCAACATCTTCTATTACCTTTAGCGGGAGTAGGTTTAAGTGCTGCACCATCAGTTAGAATTATATAAGCATCAAACTTTTTTCTGTTTTTTGATGCGTGATCTGTTACTACTTGAAAGCAAGTACCTCCTGAAAGGTTTCTTTTAAACTTGGGTCTAGACTTCTTTTTCCAAAGAAATGCAGAGTTTTCGTCTACAATAGTATCAAATTTGTATAAATAGAAGTCTGTTCTTGCTGATAGATTATCGAGTTCAGAATAAAACTTTTCAAGCTCACTGCTACTAATTGATCCACTTTCATCAACGTAAACAGCTATCATAGGCTTGTATATTTTTTTATAGCCTGAATGTACTCCAGGATACTTTTTATTAAGACGCCTGATAGATGATTGTCTCTCATCTCTATTCGTAAATCCGCAGAATCGCTTGAGAAGAGATTCCCATTTAATCTCTCTAGATATTCTTCGCATAACTTCAGT